CAGCAGTGCATTTGATCGCATCAACGTAAGGAGATTGTTCATTACAATAGAAAAAGCGATTGAAGAAGCAGCAAATGCTCAACTCTTTGAACTCAATGATGCAGGCACAAGATCAAACTTTGTGAACATTGTTGAACCATTCCTAAGAGATGTTCAATCTAAGCGAGGAGTTACAGACTTCTTACTTGTATGTGATGAAACAAACAACACACCAGATGTTATTGACCGCAACGAGTTTGTGGCAGACATATTCCTGAAACCGTCAAGGTCGATCAACTTCATAGGACTAACATTCGTCGCAACAAGAACTGGAGTTTCCTTCAGTGAAGTTGTAGGCACAGTTTAGGAGGTATAACAAATGGATAAGAACATTTTTTCAGTACCTAATAACACTAGAACAATCGATGATTTCAAGGCAAGATTGATTCAAGGTGGTGCTCGTCCCAACCTATTCGAGGTTGAGATGGCATTTCCTACAGAAGATATTTTTCCTGAGATAGGAGATACAACTTTTAGAATGATGATCAAGGGAGCACAACTCCCTGCATCAAACATTGCAGAAGTTATCGTTCCGTTTAGAGGTAGACAACTTAAAGTTGCCGGAGACAGAAGATTTGACCCATGGACAATCACGGTCATCAATGACGGTGATTTCAAACTTCGCGAAGCATTCGAGAAGTGGGCAAACTTTATTACTAAAGTATCTGACGGATCAGGGACCATCAACCCTAATGACTATCAGGTCAATTGGATTGTAAACCAACTCGGAAGAGCGAGGTTTACAGAAGGTAGAGCAGTTGATAGCGGTTCACAACTTCCAGTTCTTAGAAGATACTACATGCAAGGTTGCTGGCCAAGTCAGGTCTCACCAATCGAACTTAATTATGATACAGAAGGTATCGAAGAGTTCCAAGTTACACTTCAAGTTCAATACTGGGAAGCGTATAAGGGTGCTGATGGACAAGGTGCTCCATCTGTGGTATAATAAATAGGATTACTATAAGTCTATAATAATAATGGCAAAACTTTTTGGATTCTCAATAGACGATGAAGAAAAGAAGTCGAAAGGTGTAGTCAGTCCCGTCCCCCCAAACAATGAGGATGGTGCTGACTATTATCTTAGTTCAGGATTTTACGGTCAGTATGTAGATATTGAAGGTGTATTCAGAACAGAGTTCGACATCATTAGAAAATATCGTAACATGGCATTGCACCCAGAATGTGACACTGCTGTGGAACATGTTGTCAATGAAGCGATTGTCGCTGATTTGAATGATAGTCCTGTAGAGATAGACTTAGATAATCTAAACGCAAGTTCAAGTCTTAAGAATGTAATAAGAGACGAGTTCAAGTATATAAAAGACTTAATAGGATTTGATAAGAAAGCACATGAGATATTCAGAAACTGGTACGTAGATGGCAGACTATACTATCACAAGGTAATTGATCTTCAAAAACCAGAATTAGGATTAGAAGAAGTAAGATATATCGATCCATTGAAGATCAAGTTGATGAGAATCAGACCAAAGGATCAAGATAAAAGATATGAAGTCAAACCATCAGGATCTGTGGGTGAATCTGTCACTGAAGATACTAAGGTCATAGAATTCTATACATACTATCCACAGGGAACTGCACAGAAGTATGGTAGCATAGCAGGTAAAGGTGTCAAAATTGCGAAGGATGCAATTACATATTGCTCATCAGGTCTAGTAGATAGAAACAAACATATTGGTTTATCATACTTACATAAGTCAATCAAGGCACTCAATCAGTTACGTATGATTGAGGACTCTCTTGTTATCTACAGACTATCAAGAGCACCAGAAAGAAGAATATTTTACATTGATGTTGGTAACTTACCAAAGGTGAAGGCAGAACAATACTTGCGTGATGTAATGAGTCGTTACAGAAACAAACTTGTATACGATGCAAACACTGGAGAGATCAAAGATGACAAGAAGTTCATGTCTATGCTTGAAGATTTCTGGTTACCAAGAAGAGAGGGTGGTCGCGGAACAGAGATCACAACACTTCCCGGTGGTCAGAATTTAGGAGAACTTACAGACGTAGAATATTTCCAGAAAAAATTATATCGTTCTCTCAATGTACCTGAGTCAAGAATAGGAGCAGATGGTGGATTCAACCTAGGTAGATCATCAGAAATTTTGCGTGATGAACTTATGTTCAGTAAGTTTGTTGGTCGTTTGAGAAAGAGATTTAGTGGTGTATTTTTAGATCTTCTCAAGACACAACTAATCCTCAAGAACATAGTGACACCGCAGGATTGGAATAAGATGGCAGAACATATTCAGTTCGATTATCTTTATGACAATCATTTTGCAGAACTCAAAGAAACTGAGTTGATGAATGAGAGACTCAATCTCATGACTCAGATCGAACCATACATCGGAACTTACTACTCTCGTGACTATGTAAAGCGTAAGATTTTACGTCAAACAGATGAAGAAATTCTTGAAATGGATAAGGAGATGGAAGAGGAGAATGCAACGGGTGTTGGTGTGCCTTTAGAGACGCAACAAATGATAGCACAAGGTCAAATGGAAGTTGACAGAGCGACAACTAACCTCGGAAAAAATGCAAAAGACCCAGATACAAAGGGTAGCAGCACGGAACCACCCGGTATTGATATAAAGAAAGCTAAAATATAAGTATAAATAGATATACTATATAAAAATTCAACATGGAATCAGCAGAATTAGTTGATATGATGATCAATGGTGCTTCACCATCTGAGATGCAAGACGCTGTGAAAGATCTTTTAATCTTAAAAGCAGCAGATAAAGTTGATGAAATGAGACCACAGGTTGCTAATTCTTTATTCGGTGCACCAGAAGAGGAAGCACCAGAGACTGAATCTGAACTTGAAACTGAAACTGAAACTGAAACAGAAACACAAGAAGTAGAATGACTCAACCATTAAAACAGGTGACAGACCTCGGTATCTTGAGTAGTAATGACGCTACAGCAGTTACTGGTGATGCTTTTATTGTAAAGACAGGACTATTACATGGTTCTGCTACTGCTGCAAAAGGCGGTGGATTGGTTGGGGTTTGCAATACAACTACATCAGCAGTTGGTGTATCTTCAATTCATGTGAACAAGCAGGACGATAAGATACTCAGGTTTGGACATCCTGCGTCCGCAACTATCATTGCAATCACAAAAGGTAATCCATCAATTCTACAGGTTGATAGTAGAGACACGAAATTTGTGTCCGGTGATTTTGTAACTCTAACTGGATCTGCAGTTGGTGGTTACAACACTACTATAAAACATGTGCCTATCACTGCTGTCACAGCAGGCACTCTGAAGAATGATTACAAGACAACTATTACAGTTACTGCAAATACCGCATCATTAGCGGATTTCACAGGAACTGCACTTTTATCAAAATCAGTAGTACCTATATTGAAACCCTCTTCAGCAAGTGGGTGTGAGTTATACATCAATGAGGTGCAATTAGGGTAATGAAACTCATAGCAGAAGAAATTGAATCAGTTGAAATTATAACTGAAGAAAAAAACGGAAAGAAAAATTTATACATTCAGGGTCCATTTCTGCAAGCAGAGGTGGTGAATCGTAATAAAAGATTCTATCCACTAGAGACAATGGTGAATGAGGTATCTCGTTATAACCAAAACTTTACAGATAAAGGTCGTGCTCTAGGAGAGTTGGGTCATCCAGATGGTCCATCTATAAATTTGGATCGCGTATCTCATAAAATTGTTTCTCTCACTCAAGAAGGAAATAACTTTATTGGTAAGGCACAGATCCTATCAACACCTATGGGAAAAATCGCGGAATCTCTTCTCTCTGAAGGAGTGAAACTCGGAGTTTCCAGTCGTGGTATGGGTTCTATCAAGAACATTGATGGCGTAAATCACGTCGGTGAAGACTTCATGCTTGCCACTGCTGCTGACATAGTAGCGGACCCCTCTGCACCCGATGCTTTCGTAGATGGCATCATGGAAGGTAAAGAGTGGGTGTGGGAAGGAAACGTTTTGCGTGAAAAGCATTGCAATGAGGTTAAGAACTCTATAAATAAATTGGTAGATCAAGAAATTCTAGAGGCAAACAAGTTGCGTCTCTTCGCGGACTTCTTATCTAACTTATAAATAATAATATTAACACATTCTAAGTACATTCGGAACCATAATGGCTGAAGAAAAAACACTACATGAGATGGAAAATCAGGTAACGAAAGGTGCTAAGTCTGCCGATCCTATGCCAAAGGCACCAAACTACGTCCCAGACGCAGGTGCAGTTGAGGATCTAGGTGGTCCTACTCCTATGAATTCCAAGTCTACAGACGACTCTAACAAGTTGAAGACTCCATCCGCTAAGTTTGCCCAACAGGGTGATCCACAGACTAAAGGGTCTGCTGGAGCAACAACACTTCCCGGTCCTGCTGCTATAACCTCAACAGGTTACGGTCGTGGTGCTAACGAAGAGGTGGAACAGGAAGAGGAAGTAGAAAATGTGATACAAGAAGAAGAGATCGATCTTTCACAAGACGTTCAAGCACTTCTTGAAGGTGAAGAACTCTCTGATGAGTTCAAAACTAAAGCAACTACCGTTTTCGAGGCAGTTGTAAAATCAAGAATCGCCGAAGCAAAAGAGGCGATGTCTGCTCAGTACGATAAAACACTTATCGAAGAAGTTGATTCTATTAAGAAAGAACTTACTGAGAGAATCGATTCGTACCTTGAGTACGTAGCAAATGAGTGGTTCACTGAGAACACACTTCAATTAGAATCAGGAATCAGAGGCGATCTCTCTGAGTCCTTTATGACCGGTCTTAAGAACCTTTTTGAAGAACATTATGTAAACATCCCTGATGAGAAATATGATGTACTTGAGGCAATGGTCGAAAAATTAGATGATATGGAGACTAAACTCAATGAACAGATTGAGAGCAATGTTTCATTAACGAAGCGTTTAGCAACATCTGTTTCCGACAACATCCTAGATGAAGTCTGTGAGGGTCTTGCACTATCTCAAAAAGAGAAGATTGCAAATCTAGCAGAAGGCGTTGAGTTTGAAAGTGAAGTACAATATCGTGAAAAACTGTCTACTCTTAGAGAGACATATTTCGCTCCTAAGAAACCAGAGGCAAGTTCACAAGAAGTTATCTCTGAAGATGCACCAGTAGAGGAACATTCCCCTGCTATGGAGTCATACATTCAAGCACTAACTAAGTACCAGTAAATTAACTAAAACACAACTACTATGTTTAATTCTTCTCAACTACAGAAGAAGTGGCAACCTCTCCTAGAGGCAGAAGGTATTGATAAGATATCTGATAATCACAGGAAAGCGGTTACCGCACAACTTCTAGAAAACCAAGAAAGATTTTTAAGAGAGGAACGTGCATTCTTGACAGAAGCACCTCCTACAACATCATTAGGAAACGGTGGAGCATCCGCAGGAACTCCCGGATTCAGTGGTGGATCAGATGTAACTGGACCAGTCGCAGGTTTCGACCCAGTTCTAATCTCTCTTATACGTCGTGCTATGCCTAACTTGGTGGCATACGATCTAGCAGGCGTACAACCAATGAACGGTCCAACAGGTCTTATCTTCGCGATGAGAACCAGATACGATGGACAGTCAGGAAGAGAGGCATTCTTCAACGAACCAGATTCAGCGTTCTCTGCTCAAGATAGCGACACATCTCTGACTCAAGGTGACTATGTACTAAACGCAACTGACGGTGGAACAGACGTTGGTTTCGGTACAACAGCACAAGGTCAAACACCTGCAACAGATGGAACAAACCCATCTATTCTAAATGGTGGATCTGCTAACGCTTATAACGTTGGTCAAGGTTTTGACTCAACTGTACTTGAAACTTTAGGAGATGCAGCAGCAAATGACTTCCGTGAGATGTCATTCAGCATCGAGAAGGTTACTGTTGCAGCAAGATCAAGAGCACTAAAGGCAGAGTACAGTTTAGAACTTGCTCAAGACTTGAAGGCAATCCACGGTCTAGATGCAGAAGCAGAATTAGCAAATATCCTCTCAACAGAGATACTTGCTGAGATCAACAGAGAAATCATCAGAACAATCTACAAGGTTGCAAGACCCGGTGCACAGACAAACACTGCATCAACAGGTGTCTTCGACTTAGACGTTGACTCAAACGGAAGATGGATGGTTGAGAAGTTCAAGGGAATGATGTTCCAACTTGAAAGAGATGCAAACGCAATCGCACAGGAAACTCGTAGAGGAAAGGGTAACATTATCCTATGTTCTGCTGACGTTGCTTCTGCACTTGCTGCTGCAGGTCAACTAGACTACACTCCTGCTCTAAACGCTAACTTAACAGTTGACGATACAGGTAACACATTCGCAGGTACATTGAACGGAAGATTCAAGGTATACATCGATCCATTCGCTGCTAACCTATCTGCTGATCAGTACTACGTTATGGGTTACAAAGGTACTTCACCTTATGACGCAGGATTATTCTACTGCCCATACGTTCCACTACAGATGGTTCGTGCAGTTGGACAGGATACATTCCAACCTAAGATTGGTTTCAAAACCAGATACGGTATGGTATCAAACCCATTCGCTGAAGGTACAACTCAAGGTCTTGGAAGAATCACTGCTGGTTCTAACCGTTACTACAGAAGAGTTAAGGTTCAAAACCTTATGTAAGGTAATAGGTATAATTACGTCTCGACCTCCTCACTTGAGGGGGTCTTTTTTTGTTCTCTTATAATTAATACTGATACGACAACGATTATGAACGGTAGACTAGACAAAGTTGCAATGACAAATAAACTCATGCAACTCAAGAGAGAACTACATTATAAGTGTGAGATAGGGGAGAAAGGTGAATGGGAATGTAAAGGTGCTAACGATTATCTGAATAGAGTCTTCGATGTATTGGATGAATTCTGGCAATAAATAATGATATGTCAAACAACCCATGTTCTCTGAACGAGGTATCCAATAGGAACTTACTCTCGATAGGAGGATTTAAATTAGTTATCAATAAATGTCCAAAGGTAGACTTTCTTTGCAATAAGGCAAACCTACCCGGACTATCTCTTGGTGTCGCTGTGCAGGCAAACTACCTTAGAGATTTACCAGTGCCCGGTGAAAAACTTACTTATCAAGATCTTAGAGTTGATTTTCTAGTTGATGAGAAGTTAGAAAATTACATTCAATTATATGAATGGATGACATCATTAGGATTTCCGGAGACCTTTGATCAATTTTCAAAGTTACAGAAAAACAGTAGATATTTTCCTGATGACAACAGTTCTTTTCAAGAGAGATCTGACGCTACACTCATCATACTCAACAGCAATTATCAAGAGGCAGGAACTATCAAGTTCAGAGATCTTTTCCCAGTTGAACTGACAGGAATACCTTTTGATGCTACAATAGAACAGCAACAGTATTATACTGCAACTGCAATATTCAAATATACTATGTACGACTTGATTGACAATGACGGAAAGAAAGTCTAGTTTTTCATTAGATAAGATACAAGAAATGTGGGAGTCTGATTCTAAAATGAATCAGGACGAACTTGATGCAGAGTCACTAAAGATACCTCAATTACACGCCAAATATTACGACATATATAATGTAACGCTCACTCTCAGAAAACAAACTGAGACTGCATACTCTAAAATTTTATTAGAAAGGAGACAGTATTATCAAGGAAAGGCAACTGCTGCTGTATATGCAGAGGAACCCTTCCCCTTCAAGGTAAGAGATAAAGATGATCTAAAACTCTATCTTGACGCTGATGAGAAACTGAAAAACTTATCTCTAAAACGAGAGTATTACGATATGATGCTTCGTTATACTGAAGAGATACTCAAACAAATTTCTAATAGAACCTATCAAATAAAGAATGCAATAGAGTGGCGACGTTTTACCTCTGGTTATGGCTGATCTGGTTATACGTAAGAAGAATGAAGTATTCTTACGAGTCGAATGTGACCCACACATAAAGCATGAGTTGCAGGATCAATTTACTTTTGATGTTCCGGGTGCTAAATTCATGCCACAATACCGTAATAAGTATTGGGATGGTAAGATTCGTCTATTCAACATGGATAGAGGAGAAATATATTGCGGACTGATTGATAAGTTACAAGTTTTTTGCGAAAGATATTCATATACATTTGAGTTTGAAGAAAATAAACATTACGGATTACCGTATGAAGAGAACGACTCATTCTCAGAAGAAGGTGTCAGAGACTATCTAACAACAATATCCAAGTATAAACCTAGAGATTATCAGGTAGAGGGTGTTACAGACGCTCTGAGACGTAATAGACGGTTGCTTATATCACCAACTGCATCAGGTAAATCACTGATGATATATTCTATCTGCAGATATCAT